CGTTGAAATGGGGTGCGGCAGTAGACGGTCGCATAGCTTGTAAATACGATAGTGTAAAGTTAGTTACAAGTTCAGCAACAAAAGGAAATATTTTACCACTTTATTACATAACAGATACTCAAAATAATGTATGGAACAGAACAAACAATAAAACAATAGCAATTACAAATAATTCTAACTCAACACTTATTATTTATGATGCCGATTTGGAAAATAAAACAGCAAACGAAGTGAAAACTGCATTAAGCGGTAAATATGCGGTTTATGAACTCGCCACACCCACAACCGAAACCGCCTCGCCCTTCACTAATCCACAAGTCTGTGATGAGAACGGTACTGAGGAATACACGGATAGCAGAGCCGTTGCTATCCCTGTCGGACACGAAACCTATCAGGCGAATATATGCGAGATTACAGGGTTTGACGAGTTGAATATTCAGCAGTGCGGTGTGAATTTGTTTAAAACAACGGCAACAAGCAAAACCGAAAGCGGTGTTAATTGGGTAGTAAATGATGATGGAACTGTATCAGTATCGGGTAACGCAACGGGATATACAAGTTTAGAACTCGGTGTTTCAAAGATAAATAATGCAGGTGTAATAACTATTAGCGGCATCGGAACGGCTACAAATATTGCGTGGAACACAATTGAATTGAGAGACAAATATAATAATATTTTGCTCGCTATAACATCTGGAAGTAATAACCCAGCCATCACAGTTGATATATCCGCATATCCTACTGCTGACAACATTAGAGTTATAGTAAAACGTTATACCAATACGGCAGTCAACGGAGTGATAAAGCCACAAGTCGAAGTTGGCAATCAAGCAACGGAATGGCAACCCTACTCAGGCAAGCTAATCAAACTCGAATTCGACGATACTGTTTACCTTGCAGAAGTGTCCTGCTTGAACGGTGTATGGAAATTGAAGTTGTTGGGTGTTTTTGAAACCTACAATGGAACTGAGAACTGGTATAGTGGAAGTGATACAAAATATTTTGCCCTCTTTAATCAGACACCGAGTAAAAGTAATACGGATATGACGCAACTTTGTAACATTGCAGTTGCAGGCGGTGGCAACTACGAAGATTATGGAAAGTTCAGGGCACAAACAAACGGTGCTATTGCTGTCGGTAACAAAAACAGTGACAATAGTTTGAATTGGGAAAATGTTACTGCATTTAAGGCTTTCCTTGCAGAAACACCTATGGAAATATGCTATGAAATAGCCACACCTGTTGAAATCACCCTTGATGAGACTGATGAATTCAATACATTACTCGGAGTGAACAACGTGTGGCACGACGGCAATGGTAATACTGAAATAAAATACAGAAAAGTACAATAAGGAGGAAAAAACAAATGAAACTGAATAATAAGGTGTATGATGTTTTTAAATGGCTTGGATTGGCATTCTTTCCGGCACTTGCAATTTTTCTCTCAACCATTCTTCCGGTTTGGGGAGTTGCTGATGGTCTTGTAAAGGCTCTTGTAGTAACATGCAATGGTCTTGGTGTATTCATTGCTGCTCTCATTGGCATTTCTCAGGCTACAATTGCTAAAGAAAAACTTGAAATGATCGAAGAGATGGATGATATTTACGAAGAGCCGACAGAGGATGAAGATCCTGTAACGGAGGACCCTGGAGAGGAGGCTTAGTATGGCAACTGCAGCTAAAGCAAGATCCAAATTTAAGTCCTGGAACGGATACTCAGAGTCTAATGGTAAGGCTCAAAAGTATATCGTAGATCCTTGGAACAAATACATGGGAATGAATGTTAACTGTAAAAAGAAGGCATGGTGTGCTATTGCTACTGCATCTTGTCTTTATCAGGTTGGCGTTAAGAAACTTTCCATGTCTGCAGGCTGTACTACTCAGATGAAGTGGTACAAGTCTAAGAAACGCTGGAGAAATCGTGGAGCAGTACCTAAGGTTGGTGACCTTGTTTTCTATGATTTCAAAGGCGAAGGAAACGCTACTCATACTGGTATGGTTACGTCTGTTAACTATAAAAAGAAGGGTTATATTTACGTAATCGAAGGAAACAAGTCCAATAAGGTTGGATATAGGCACATTTCTTATACTTCAAAGTACATTTTGGGCTTTGGAGTGCCTTATTACAAGTAAAAGGAGGCCAAATATGGCAGGTAGACCTAGAAAAACAAGCATTATTAAGGATATCGATGAAATCTCGGTTCCTGAGACAACAGAAAAAGTAGAGACCAAGATTGAGTCAAAGCCAGTAGTAGAAAAGGCTCCAGAGCTGTCTAATGACAATAGCGCTACTGTAAAGCTCAATTCTCCTTCAGATTGGCTTAATGTACGTTCTGGTCCGAGTACTAATGATGCTATTGTTGGGACACTTACAGATGGTGCAAAAGTTACTATTTACGAGACCAAGAAGAATTGGGGAAAGATCAGTGAGACCGAAGAAAAGTGGGTACTGCTTGACTTCGTAAAGTAAGAGGTTGCCTATGGAAAACTCAAATATTGAAGAAACCAATGAGGTTACTGAAACTGTATCTACAGATCCGGAGCCTGTCGTTGGTTCAATATTAAAAGATATTTCCAAATTGTTAGGCGTTCAGGTTAGTGAAAATTACTTTGATGCTGATATTTTAATCCATATCAATTCAGCATTAAATCAGCTTTGTCAGTTGGGTGTAGGTCCTGACACACCTTATAAGATTACAGGAATAAATGAGACATGGAGTGATTTCATGCCTAATATTTCTGATTATGAGAATGTCAAGACCTATATCTATCTGTATGTACGATTGATATTTGACCCGCCTTCAAGCGGATTTGTCACAGATGCTATTAAGGCTCGAATGGCTGAGCTTGAGTGGCGTATGTATGTACAAGCAGATAATGAGAGCGATGATATTTTCCATCCTGGAATGATTTACAATGTTGGAGATAAGGTAATTAAGGACGGAGTGCATTATGTACGTATCGCTCCTCAATATGCTCCTGAGAAATGGAATTTCAGTAAATGGAAGGTCTATGATTATCAGGATGAAACTGTTGCCACGTATGATATTTCTAAAGATTACGTCGTTGGCAACAAGTGCAAATATGATAATAAATACTATGTCTGCATCATTAACTCAGCCGCTGGAGAGTTTGATGCATCTAAGTGGGTTGAGTATAAGCCGTGAAAATTGCTTATATTTGCAACTGTAAAAAGTCTTGCAACAAAAGTATCGGCTGCTGTAGGAACGGCGGTCCTTGCAGCCGTACTTTAGACATTAATTATTCTCTTAATTATACAGAAACACCATTAGTTGCTGATAATTGCAATTTTGTTAAGGTTTCTAATGATTTTCAAGAGATGTCATATGAAGAGGTAAGTAAAAATGGCGAATAGTGATATGAAAACTATCAGTGAATTAACTGATTTTCCTGATCTGTTAGATGAGGATTCAGTTTTTCCTGTTGTAGCTAATCTAGGTGAGCATTTAGCAACTAGAAAGACGACATATTTACAATTAAGAAAGATGATATTAGGTTACGAGTTGATCGGAGTATTAACGGCTGGAAATACATCAATAACTATTACAAGTGTTCCTTCTGCAGCATATGCTGGAAGTACTACTTATACTGTAGGTGCACTAGTAACTAATGATAATAAGAATTATATTTGTGTAAATGGGTGCACCTCCACTAACTGGGATACTGATTGTGTGAATTTTGCTGAGATTAATACTATCAATGCTAATTCAAATCTCCAGATATTCACAAATTCTGCATTGAATTATGATAGTATTTCTATTGCAGATGGAGCTGTAACTTTGATTTTTGAAGCACAGTCTTCAGATGTAGCTGTGAAAGTGAGGGTATCATAATGGCATGGACTGAATCTTATTTAGGTAGTGGCAGTGGAAGCACAATGACTATTTTATATGACAATAATGATGCTATTGAACCTTTTGCAGCTAATACTACATTAGTTTTGTTGGATGATGTAACAAAATATGATTGCATTATTATATATACAGCCTATAATGAACGAGGAAGATCACCTTATTATAATACCCATTTTGGTAATGCAGTAATTTATAAAGAAAGTATTGCGCAATCGATATTGCATGCAAATGATGGGTATACTTATAGTGGGTATGTTGACATTAACGGTTCTTTTGCAAGTGCATCGTATTGTATGTCTTGGGCTGCTGTATTTACTGATAATACACATATAATTTCAAAAGATAAAGCAACTGGTGGCTGGTCTGCTGGCCAATGTGGAATATATAAAATAATTGGTGTTAAATTTTAATATGACTTACTCAGAATGTATCCAATACCCAGATTTCTTAAGCAGATTCAGATACCTAAAACTCGGAGGTGGAATCGGAGAGGCTACCTTTGGTTTTGAAAGATATTTGAACCAAGAATTCTACCACTCAGATGCTTGGAAATCTTTCCGGCATCAAATAATCATACGAGATAATGGCAATGACTTAGGGGTCGATGGTTTCCAGATAGGGGGACGAATCATCATTCACCATATAAAGCCCATAACCATTGCTGATATTCGGGATGGTTCACCAATAGTCCTTGACCCAGAAAATGTTATATGCGTTTCTCATAAGACCCACGAAGCTATACATTTTGGATCAGAGGATCTATTGGTGGACTATTTTCCGACTCAACGAGCACCTGGCGATACAAAGCTATGGTGATATTTTAACCAACAACCACCCTGTCAGTGTTAGGTTACTAGATCTCCACGTTTCATATAACCTCGAAAGCCATACACTGTTATTTACCTCCTCGGCACTGGCAGGGTGTTTGCTTACCTTTCATTGCTACTTAGTCCCTATGGTGGATATTTTAGAGACTGTAGGGACAAGTAGTTATGAGGTTCGCAAAATTTTTTGTTCCTATAATGAAGAAGATATGCGTGTTACAAAGTAAACCGATATTGGTTTACTGTATGGCACCAGGTAACAGGTAATCTAAACTGGGGTAGTGAATCGACACAAGTGTTTAGCGCATATATTTTTTCGCAAATATTTTTTGTTATATAATGGAAAAACTATGAATACTAGCATGCTAGTATATCTGAAAAGCGAAAAACCTTTTGCTTACGGCATGCCGTAAGTACGAGTAATGAGAATCGCGCGTTTTTCTGCGCATATATTTTTTTATCCTATTTTTGCACTGATAGTTAGGAAGGGTCGCAAAATTTTTTGTTCTTATAATAGAAGAGATGAGTAGTTTGAGTAAGATTAATTTATTGTAATAAGTGAAATATTATAATAGATTAAACGAAAAAGCGAAAATCTCATAACAAATATAATGAGTATATTGGTTGATAATTTAAAGGGTAATTGACTGAGCGTAGCAACAGTTATTCAAGGAGAAAGTGGCATTAAGGATTAATGTTTGAATAACTAGATTGTATACTAGCAATTATACGAGGAGAGATATTAGTATAAATATACTCTTATATTTTTTAGCAACTAAATTTGGTCGCTATATTTTTTTCTCTTATAATGGTACAAGAAAGGAGGTACTATTATGGAAAAGAATAGGAAAAAAGAAGGTTGGATTTTTGTAATTTCAGCATCTATATTTGTACTTATGGTAGCATTTATCGTTAGTATGATAATTTCCATGATTGGCGGAAGTTGGGAAACTATGGTACAGTCAAGTGTTATAATGACTGTATGGACGGTTGACTTATCAGTAGCTATCATGGCATTTACAACACTAATTATTAGTATAATAGTATACAATATAGATTGAAATGAATATGGCTGATATTTTCAGCCTATTCTTTTTCGAAAATATTTTTTAGTGTATAATAGGTTAACAGAATGGAGGTGATATTATGTTGACTGAGGTAGAATTTAAGGACAAAGAGCACATTATTTTAGATAAGTTTGATACAACTTATATAATGAATAGGGTTAATTATAAAACCCCATGGCATTGGCAGATATTTTCTATAAATAGAAAGTATATATCTGGATCAGTTATTGAGGGAGAATGCATGACTGATGATGAGGCATATACATTCTATAGAGAACGTATGGAAAGTTATGGGTTTAAGCGATTCCCTGTTATAGAGGAATAACTATCTAAGATATAGGACTTCTTGTCCTATATTTTTTCGCAAGATTTTTTATCCATATAATGACAAAGAAACTATACTATTTTGTCAGGAGGTAAGTTATGGAAAATATTATAAAAATGCTTGCAGAACATGAGTATTATGACGCTTTAGTAGCATGCAAAAAGAAATATGTTAAATTAAATAGGGAAGTTAGAAATAACTATAATCCAATACTCGACATCGAGCGTAAACGAGTTTATAGAATTTGGGAATTTTCTTATAAAAAGGCAACAGATAGTTTTAAAAAAGAGTGGGACGAGCTACAAAAGATAGATTTTACTAAATGTTTATGAAAGCAGGTGAGCTAAGGAAACTTAGCTTATCTCTTTTTTCGCATATATTTTTTACCTAATAATGGTGATGATATTTAGCTTAACTGGTAAAGCGCTAACAATAGTTAGAGATACGGGTTCGAATCCCAAGACAGTAATATTATCGCATATATTTTTATGCCTATAATGGCAGACGAATATAGTGGAGGTGGTGATAAACTAGAATTATTAGTCATTTGAGGCGTAATTTAGCCAGTGTTGACATTCACATCTAAGAATGTCTGCTGGCTAATGGGTTGATATTTTCAGCCTATTAGTTTTTCGCAAAATTTTCTTCTCTTATAATGCAAGAATAATTATAAGGAGGAAACGAAAATGACAAAGGCAGAAATCAATAGGAAGATTAATGAACTGGAAACACAGCAGTATGAGGCTGACATCAGAGGTTTTGATGACAGGTCTTATGAGTTGGGCTGTAAGATATTTGATCTTCTTCAGGAAATACCTGAGGATGAGTAGTAGAAAGGAGTAATTGATTGAAGATTATAGGATACAATTGTATCCTATATTTCTTTTGAGGTAATTATTTATGAAAACATGGACTGATATTTACGTAAAAGAACATAAAAAGGAGATTGAAGATGCCAGACGTATTTGTTTACTTTATCACAGGAATGATGATAGGCCTTATTCTAGGCGTGTTTATTATGGCAGTAGCAATGGCTGCAGGGAAGAAGCAGGCAGAGACTGATATTAGAGAACCAAATCCTCTATATAATAATGATCTTATTTTTGTAAAAAATGATGAAGAAATCATAAAAATGGACGATGGAAAGTATTTAGTAAGACGTCGCAAATAAAACACACATAATAATGGTTAAGAAACTATATTAAACTTAACTAAAAAGGGAGGTATGAAACATGCTGGAACTTTGGAAAGCAAAATTGGAAGCTAAGAAGGCTCGTAAGGAGGCTATCGTGGCCATGGATAAGTATATTAATGCCTTGTCTGCGTCACTGACAGCTAGTATGCCTGCTGAGCAGAAGAAAGAGATCGAGGATGAGATCATGAAGTTGGTTTCGATCAAGGAAGTGTATAAAAAGAACACCGAATTGCCGAAATGGGCATCAGAACTCATCACAACATCTCTGAAAATTGCGGCATTGGCAGCATCTGTAGGTGCGTGCGAGGTTATAACTAACCGTGGCACAGGCGATAAAATCATTACGGACGCCATTAAGAAGCTTCCAGGAATCTGAGTCAAAGAGGGCTATGGAAACATAGCCTTCCTTTTTTGTTTCGCATATTTTTTTCATCTTATAATGGATCGGTTGATATAAGAAACAAAGGAGGTGATGCTGGTGTTCAGTATTTTAATGGGGGTTTCCCTCGTTATTTTAGGAATCGCCTACATCGTCAAAGGTGTGAAGGGTGACTGATTCCGAGGCATATAGTGCTACATTTTGTAGCCTATATGTTTTTCGCAAATATTTTCTTTCATATAATGGTCAGTAAGAGGTTAATTATATGAAAGAAGGTGATATTTTG